GTTCACACCGAAAGATTTTTACATATCTATAACTATTTAAAGAATAGAGATTACAGATATGTCATTACGACTGATGTTAAAGATGTTGTATTTCAAAAAAATCCTATTGAATACCTTGAAGCCGAATGTATCTCTAAGAATTTAGTCTTTGCTTCAGAAAGTATTCTCTACAAAGATGAACCTTGGGGTGACCAAAATCTAAAAGAAACTTTTGGTGCTTACATTTACGAACAGTTTAAAAATAATGAAATCTTCAACGTTGGTGTTTTAGCTGGACATGGTTATGCTATCCGTGATTTAGCTTTGAATATTTTTGTATCATGTTTAAATAGACCTATTCCAATTTGCGATCAGTCTACTTTTAATTTCATGGTAAGTCAAAATCCTTATACTTCACTATCAAAATATACTAGGTCGGAAGATGGTTGGGCATGTCAATTAGGAACAACAGGTGATCCAAGCAAAGCCGCTCAATTTGATCCTGTGCTTTTAGAACCAAAACCAAAATTAGAAAACGGTAAAGTAGTAACGTCAACCGGATTAGAATATCATATTGTACATCAGTATGATCGTGTGCCTGAAATGAAAAAGGTCATTGAGGAAAAATTTGCATGAAGCGTTTATTGTTTGTAGTGCATCGTTATGCTCCTTATCCTGGTGGTTCTGAGAATTATGTCAGAGATATGGCCGAAGAATGTGTTCGTAGAGGACATGATGTTTCCGTTTTCACAGGAGAACATAAAGGTGATTTGAATGGAGTAAAAGTTACTTCGGATGTAAACATATTAGGACAAAATTTTGATTTGATTATTGTTCATGGTGGCGATGTTGGTTTACAGAATTTAGTATTGATGAACGCAGAAAGAATACCTTCACCAATACTATTCATGATTATAAAACCATCTGAAAGTCCAGTGTACATGCACGCTATGCAACATGTAAAATATTTGGGTTGTTCTGCGCCAGAAGATTATGAATTATTGAAAAAACATAATCACATGAATAAGTGTGTTAGAGTTATTCATGGTATAGACGAAAAGATATCTGTTGGTATGCCAGGTTTTAGAGAAAAATATGGCATAGAAACCAAACATATGTTTCTGTCTTGTGGAGGGTTTTGGCCAAATAAAGCAATGAATGAACTTGCACAAATATTCGATGATATTGGAAGAGATGACGCTACGTTAGTATTAACTGGTTATGATAACAGACATAACATTCGACCAAATGATTCGAAATATGTTAAAACATTTATGATAGAAGATCGAGAAGATGTTTTATCGGCTATTCGTGATGCAGATTTATACATTATGCATTCCTTCAGTGAAGGGTTTGGTTTAGTACTTTTGGAATCTATGTTAAATAAAACTCCTTGGGCTTCCAGAAAAATTGCTGGTGCTAATCTAATGAATGAATTTGGTTTTACATATACAAATGATCATCAACTTCGAGAATACATTTTAGATTTTGATGGTGATAAAGAAAAACAAATTGAAAACGCATACGAATATGTTACGTTAAATCACATGATAAAAAATACAGTTGATGACATTATGAGGTTAGTATGAATTTTACTTTTGGCATTCTTACAAAATATGACGATGAAGAAAAATTAAAAGAAGTTATAGATTCTATTCATAGTTTAAACATTCCGGAAAATGGTGGTGATTATCAAGTTCTGGTGATAGGTGAAAAAAAGGTAGAAGGTTCAAAATATGAGAGATATATTTATTTTGACGAATCTGTTAAACCTGGTTGGATAACGAGAAAGAAAAACTTATTGGCTCGTTCTGCCAATCTTCAAAACATTGTATTGATGCACGACTACTTTGTTTTTGATAAAGACTGGTACAAAAACTTTTTAGAGTTTGGAAATGATTGGGACATTTGTTCTTGTCCACAATATTTAATAAACGGCAAAAGGCATTTTACAGATTGGGTTTGTTGGGACTCACCTTTATTTCCCAGATATACTTCATTACACTATGACGATTGGTCACATGCAAATTACATGTATCAATCTGGTGGTTTCGTTGCTGCAAAGACACAACTAATTATCGACAATCCATTTAATGAACAATTGGCCTGGGGTCAAGCTGACGATGTTGAATGGTCTCTCCGAGTGAGACATAGATATAAGTATGTTTGTAATGGAAAAAGTATAGTGAGACATAATAAGGTACATCGTGATGCGAAATAAATTAATTATATTTGACTTAGATGGCGTTTTAATTGAATCTAGAGAATTACATTATCATGCTCTTAATGATGCATTGAGAAGAGTTGATGAAAGATATGTAATTGACCGAGAAGAACACCTCAGTGTTTTTGATGGGTTAAACACCACCAGAAAACTCGAAATGCTTACCGAAAGAAAAGGTTTGCCTACGAGTTTCTACGACCAAGTCTGGCAAGATAAACAGACAGCAACTTTTGAATTAATCAAACAGTTTCCAAAAAATCCAACTCTAATAGAATTTTTCAGTAATCTAAAATCACAAGGTATAAAAGTTGCCGTTGCAAGTAATTCTATACGGGAAACGGTAAAACTTGCTTTAATATCTATAGGTGTGTTAGAATATGTAGATTACTTTGTAAGTAATGAAGATGTTAGGAGACCCAAGCCATATCCAGAAATGTATTGGCAATGTATGACAGTTTTAAATGCCTTACCTAAAACTACTGTTATCTTTGAAGATAGTCACATAGGAAGAGAAGGTGCTTTGAATTCTGGCGCTCACTTAATTCCACTCAAAGACTCTTTCGATTTGACAAAAGATAAGATAGATGATGCGCTTGATATATTAAATGGAATTAAAAAAACAAATATACCATGGAGAAATAAAAAAATGAATGTGTTGATACCAATGGCAGGTGCAGGTAGTAGATTCGCTGCAGCCGGTTATACTTTTCCAAAACCTTTAATTGAAGTTCGCGGAAAACCAATGATTCAGGTTGTTGTAGAAAATCTTAATGTCGAAGCACATTTCATTTTCATTGTGCAAAAAGAACACTACGAAAAATATAATCTAAAACAATTATTAAATCTTATTGCTCCAGGTTGTGACATAATTCAAGTTGATGGTATAACAGAAGGTGCTGCATGTACAACATTACTTGCAAAAGAACTTATCAATAACGGTGAACCTCTATTGATGGCAAACTCAGATCAATTCGTTGAATGGAATTCCAATGAATGTCTATATGCATTTACTGCTGACACTATCGATGGTGGTATAGTTACATTTGAAGCCACCCATCCAAAATGGTCTTTTGCTAAATTAGATGAGAATGGTTTTGTTTCAGAAGTTGCAGAGAAAAAGCCAATCTCAAATATTGCAACCGTGGGAATATATTATTGGAAACAAGGTAGTGACTATGTTAAGTATGCTGAGCAGATGATACAGAAAAACATTCGTGTCAATAATGAGTTCTATGTATGTCCAGTATTTAATGAAGCGATTAGTGATGGTAAAAAAATAAGAACCAAGCACATTGAAAGAATGTGGGGAATAGGAACACCAGAAGATTTAAATTACTTTTTGGAGAACCATAAAATATGAGAGTTGCTGTCGTATTAACTGGACACCTAAGGTGTTGGAAACAAGTATTTCCTAATTTCAAGGAAAAAATAATTGATCGTTATAATCCGGATATATTCATTCATACTTGGGATGAAGAGGGTTGGTGGATTCCCGGTGATAAACAAAACGAAAAAGGTTTTTTTGAAGAAACGCCAGAGATTATAGATCAAGAGGTGATTGATGCTTATAAACCTTTATACTTTGTAAAAGAATATTGGAACGATTTTAATCAACACTTTGAACAGTGTGCAACATATTTTGAAAATTTTGCACATAGGCCAAAAAATATTCTTTCGATGTATTACAAAATGCATCAAGGATTTTCTTTGGTTGAAAAACATATGGCACAATTACAAGGAAATTATGATCTAGTCATTCGTATGCGACCAGATATGGTCTTTCATGAGGATCTTCCTGATTTTAATATGGGAACTTTCTATACTATTGCTCATAGAAATCATCTAGGCCAAGGAACTGGAGATTTGATGCAAGTTGGTAGTGTAGGACAAATGTTATTCTTCACAAAAATTATTTGTTTCATTTCTGAATTATATAAACAAACCAATTTGTTATGTCCTCATGTTATAACTGAACAACATATAACAAATCTAAGATTGAACTGGAAAGAATTTAATATTAACAAAACTTTAATGCATACACCAAAAGGTTCTTACGTAGAAATGGATAAAGTATAATTATGAAACAAGCTTTTACACCTCAAGTTTTCGATTTACAACATTATGAAATTTGGAGAAACACCAGATTAAATAAAATAGAGAAAATTTTTGGAAAAGAATTTTTCCAGAATAAAACTATTCTAGAATTAGGTTGCGGCCAAGGTCATATAGGAAGAAAGTTTAAAGAATGGGGAGCAAAAGTAACTTTTGCTGAAGCAAGAAAAGAACTAGTTGATAGTATGAAACAATTAATGCCCGATGAAGAAGTCATTCAACTTAATCTAGAAGAAAATTGGGATTTAAAAAGAAAGTTCGATATTGTTATTCACTGGGGTGTCTTATATCATCTAGATAATTGGAAACAAGATTTAGAATGTGCTATAAATCATGGCAACTTAATTTTTTTAGAAACTGAAGTTTGTGATAGTGATGATCCTAACTTAGAATTAAAAGTCGTTGAACATGGTGGATGGGATCAAGCTTACAATGAAAACAAAATGGGAACAAGACCCTCATATACTATGGTTGAAAAGTATTTAACTAAATATAATACTAAATTTACAAGATATGATGATTCCGATTTAAACGCATTACATTACCATCGTTACGATTGGCCAATAACAAATCAAGGACATTGGGAACATGGAATGAGAAGATTTTGGATTGTAGAAAAATAAATGCTTATAATTTCACATAGAGCTAATTTAGAGGGTCCAGACCCCTCAATTGAAAATAAACCTGAAGCTATAGTTCATGCTATCGGTGAGGGGTTTGGAGTTGAAGTTGATCTTCGAATGAAAGATCAACAACTATATTTTGGCCATGATGAAGCTCAATATGAAACCGACATTAATTTTTTAAAGAAGTATAAACAACATCTATGGATTCATTGTAAAGAAATGGAAACCATGGAATTTTGTCTGGAACAGGCTCTACATTGTTTCTGGCATAATGAAGATGATTACACACTAACAAATTACAGATATGTTTGGGCATATCCTGGAAAAGAACCTATCAGTAAATTAACGATAATGGTAATGCCAGAAAGACACTGGAGTCCAGAAGAAACCCTATCAAAAAAACCATTTGGAGTATGCACTGACTACCCTTATGCGTATCGAGATATTATAAATAAGAGATAAAATAACACTGCTGTAGAGGCGGATCGATGAAATTTAAAGACTTTCTATTAGAAAAGAAAGAAGTACATGCCGTAATGGCTTTTGGGAGAATGAATCCCATAACCTCCGGCCACGAAAAATTAGTCAAAACAGTTAAGAAAGTTGCCAAACAAGTTGGTGGCTCACACCTTATTGTACTATCACATTCTCAAGATCCAAAGAAAAATCCTCTTACATCCACACAAAAAGTCAAATACGCCAGAGCTGCATTTCCTGATACGAACTTCAAATCAGCATCTAAAGACGCACCCACATTTTTTGAACATGCCGAAAAACTATACAAACAAGGTGTAACACATTTGCATATGATTGCTGGTTCTGATCGTGCTGGTGAATATAATAGACTTTTCCAAAAATATAATGGAACACACAAAGGCGCTCGTTTCAACTTTAATTATATTGGTATAGAATCTTCAGGTGATCGTGATCCAGATTCGGAAGGTGTTGAAGGAATTTCTGCAAGCAAAATGCGTGAGGCAGCAAGTAAAGGAGACTTTAATACTTTTAAGAAAGGTGCTCCGTCATCAATGTCAGTCGATCTAAAGAAACAAATGTATAACGATGTACGTAAAGGTATGAATCTTAAAGAAAGTATCGACGAACAATTTCAAGAACTTTTAATTGAAGGTGTTCACGATAAAGCAATTTTCAAAGCGGTGTTCTTAGCAGGTGGTCCAGGTTCAGGTAAAGATTACGTATTAAGTAATACACTTGATGGTCAAGGTTTAACAGAAATTAATTCTGATAAAGCCTTAGAATTTTTAATGGACAAAGAAGGTCTTGATAAAAGAATGCCTGCAAGTGAAACAGAAGCTAGAGATAAAGTTAGAGCTAAAGCAAAAAATGTTACAGAGCTTCGTCAAAGACTTGCGTTACAAGGAAGAAATGGATTAATCATTAATGGTACTGGTGATGATGTTGAAAAAGTAACAAAGATTAAATCTAAATTAGAAGAATTAGGTTATGACACTTCAATGATTCTAGTGAATACAAATGATGAAGTTTCTGCACAAAGAAATATTGAGCGTGGTCAAAGAGGTGGTCGAACAGTACCAGAAACCATACGTAAAGAAAAATGGGATAATGTTCAAAATGCTCGTACAGAATATGCAAGACTTTTCTCTAATAATTATATGGAGTTTGATAACTCTGAAGATTTAAGACAAGCACCACCTGAAGTTGTTCGTGATAAAAAAATGGAGATGACGCAACTATTTAAAAACGTACAACAATTTGTTGCACAGCCTCCACAATCACCAGCGGCACAAGAATGGGTAGCAAATGAGTTAGAACAAAAAGATACTCTTAAACCTTCTAAAGATGGTGTTGAAAAGATCCCACCTCATGGTTCAAGTGCAGCAGAAGAAGCAAGAAAACTGGGATTACAATATTATGGTTTTGGTAGGTATGGTAAAAATGGAAAAACTACACATCGTTCAGTACACGATAAACTTGTACAAGTTACAAACAAAGAACCAGAACAACCAAAATTACCTACACCTGGATCATCACCAACTTCCACTAAGAAAAAAGATAATGATTTTAATAAAATATTTAATGAAGAAAAGTCGTTAGATGAAGAATTTGAAAGTTTCATATCAGAAGATTTACGTAAATGGTTTGATTCAAAACATCCAGAAGGTGGTTGGAAAAGAATTAATTCTAAAGGTGAAGCAATTGGACCTTGCGCTCGTGAGCCGGGTGAACCAAAACCAAAATGTATGTCAAACGAAAAGAGAGCTAGTTTGAGTAAAAAAGAAAGAGCTTCTGCTGTTGCAGCAAAACGTAAACATGATCCTGTTGCAGATAGATCGGGTAAAGGTGGTAAACCTGTAAACGTTTCTAATTTTGGAAAAGGCAAATTGTCCGAATCCGTAACAGTTTCAATCACTGGTGATACTGTTGATGAAGTTAAAGATTTCTTTAATACAATCGGATCAAATTTAAGTACAACTTCAGAAGAGTATGCATTATCAGATTCTAAAAAAGAATTAATAACTTTAGGCAAATTTACTCAACCTTTCGGTGAGAAAATGGAAAACACAACTATCACAAATGATATGGTTGAAAATATGCTCGAAGAAAAAGAACCTAATTTACTCAAAGATAAAGGTGGTAAAGTTAGAGTGTTCATGTTGAGATCAGTAGCAGCTAAAGAAGCTCATACAAGTCAAGGTACGGTTTTGAAATATAAAAACGGCTATGTCGTTAAACTAAAAGAGGAGATAGAAGATGTTGAAGTTTTTAAAGGAACTATTCGGAATTGGATTGAAGAATCCAGAAAAACATGGATTGGAGGGAGCAACCAGAGCACCCAACGAGGACTTCTCACAGAGAGTGGAACAATATCAAGCGGAAGTTCCGAAGGTGGAAGAACCGAAAGTGGAAGAAATCAAGATGGATCAACCAAAGGAGAAAGAACCATCCAAGAAGCCTGCGAAAGTAGCTTCACAACCACAACCAAAAAAATCACCCTCGCAGAAATCAAACAGAGGCAGAAAGCCAGGTCAGAAAAACAAATCAACGAAATAGATAGAGGCATTGAACCTGGTGTATCAATGGCTGGTGCAGGTGAAAGTATTGGCCGTGATATGGGTGAAAAAATTAAAAAAAGGTCACACAAAGTTACTGTTGTTGAACTAACTGGTGATGAGACAACTGCAAGTATTGGTGACCAAAAAGAAGATGAGTTAAAGAAAAAAGGTATCTCACTTACAACATTTAAAAAGAGAAACTACATATGAAATCCTTTAAACAACATCTAGAAGAAAGATGCTGGCCAGGACATAAACCAGTACCTGGTAAAAAACCTTATTCACCAGGTTCTTGTCAAAAAGAAGAAGTTGAAGTTCTTGATGAGATGCCTGGTGCCAATATGGACACTAGAGCTGTACACAAACACCTTAGAAAACATGGTTGGGAGTTAACTAGAAGTTCAGGTGGTCATGATGTATTTACTCATCCAGATGCTAAACATCACATTCCTGTTCCTCGTCATAAACAATTAAAAGCTCCTTTAGTTCGTGGTATTTTAAAACAATCTAAAGTAAATGAAGAGATTGAAATTGATGAGGCATCAGCAGCATGGCAACGCAAAGAAGGTAAAAATCCTGAAGGTGGATTAAACCGTAAAGGTATCGAATCGTATCGCCGTGAAAATCCTGGTTCTAAACTATCAATGGCTGTGACCACTCCTCCATCAAAATTAAAACCAGGTTCAAAGGCTGCAAACAGAAGAAAATCGTTTTGCGCTAGAATGGGTGGTATGCCTGGACCAATGAAGGATGAAAAAGGTCGTCCAACAAGAAAAGCATTATCTTTGAGAAAATGGAACTGTTAATATAATGGGCGGAACAGTTTACCTCACCGATGAGAAACTTCAAGTATCACGGGGATTAGTCCGTGATGCTGAAGTTCGTAATATTTTTGGATTCAATGATCAGATATACAATTACAAGTAAGAAGTAGCGCAAGCACACAAGAAATCGGTGTATTCGCAGAAGGTATTTTAACTAAAGTTCCAAGAACTTCAGTTATATCAGGTTAACAAACAAATAGGAGATTCAAATGTTTCAAGACAAACTAACAAGAGAAATTGCTGCAGCTGCAGCACAAATCAAAACTGAACCACCAAAGAACGAAGTAAATACTAAGTCCGTTGAGGGTGCAGTTGTTTCGATTATGGCCAATGAAGAACTCAAAGGTAATCAGCATAAGATTGATGCCAACAAAAATGGCAAAGTCGATGCTCATGACTTCAAACTACTTCGTGCCAAAAAAGGTAAAACAGTACAAGAAGGTATCAAAGGTGCTGGTGTAGGTGCTGCTCTAGGTTCTGTTGCTGGCGGTCCAGTTGGTGCAGCAATTGGTGGTGCTTTAGGACATGTAGCTGGTGAAGTTCTATCAAGTGCTAAGAATAAAACAAAAGCAATAGGACGTATTATTAAAGGTCCTTCAATGGCTGACAGTAAAATGAAGAGAGAAGAAGTTGAACAGTTAGACGAAATTGGCGATACAAAAGAAGGTAGAAAAGCATTGAGTAGTTATGTGCAGAAAGCATTACATGACAAAGATCGTCAGAAAGGTTTGCGTAAAGCAACATCACGCCTTTACAAAGATAATTACTATGGTAAGAAAACAAATGAAGAAGTAGAGCTTGATGAAGCAGCTAAGAAAAAAGCTCCTTATGATAAAGAGAAAGTTGGAAAAGCAATAGGTGCTGCAATGGATAAAGCCCATGATGCAATTCAAAAAGGTCGTGCTGAACGAGAAGCAGCCCGAACAATTGCTAATGCAAAATATGGTAAAATGAAAAAAGAAGAAACTGAGCAGTTGGATGAACTGATGGGGAAAGGTAAATTACCAGCAATTGCATCCTATCATAAAGAAAAAGGTGCTGAAGCTAAAGGTAAGATGGAAACAATTAGAAATACTAATACTACTGTACCTGTACCTAAAGAAAAATCTGCAAAAATTTTTGCAAAAGATGCTGAAGCTAAATATCATTCAACTCAAGAGAAGAGAGCAAAATCTTTGATGAAGAAAGAAGAAGTTGAACAAGTAGATGAAGCATTTCCAACCGTAGCAGATGCAGCAAAAAGATTAGCCTCAAAAGAAAGTAATTTCGAAAAGAAAAAGATTTCTACTGGTACAGTTTACTCACGTAAGTATAAGGCAGAACCTGAAGATAATGAAGAAATGCCAAAGAAAAAGGCAAAGACCATGAAAGAAATGTTGAACATTTATTCGACAGGTGGTGCAGAAGCTTTGGTAGAAAATCTTATGATCGAAGAACCAACAAATGATGAGTATAAAAAAGAAGTTGAAACTGCACATGCAAAAGCTGAAGGTAAAATTCGTAACGATAAAGGTATCGCTAAACCTGCAACACAAGGTGTAAAGATGGAAGAAGTTGAAATTGAAGTCTATGATGCAGATGAAATCAATGGAGTTCAGATTGATAACATCGAAGAGCGTTCTATGACTGATGCTGAAATGGACAAGCGTGAAGAAATCGTTAAGTCGATGAAGAAAAATGTGCAAGGTTTCAAAGATCGTTATGGTGATAAAGCAAAAAATGTAATGTATGCCACCGCGGCAAAAATTGCCAAAAAGGATTAAATATGAAAAAGTTTTCGGATATTTCTAGACCGACAATGCAAAACATTCAGGAAGAAAAGAAAGACAAATATGATGAGGGTGAATATGACCAAGAAGGTGATATGGCTAAATCGGATCTTCGTTCTATCATTGCAAATGCAAAAAGATTGCATGATATGATCGATGATTCGGCTAACCTTCCTGAATGGGTTCAGTCTAAAATTACTGTTGCTGAAGATTACATTTCTACGGTTGCCAATTATATGACCGCAGAAATGAGTGAAGGTGTGTCTGATAAGTTACATAAATCTCATCAAGATTTGCGTAAGAAGAGTGGGTTACCTCACCCAGATTATTACAAAGCATTAGGCAAATCTTATGACATTGAAGATGATAAAGAACGCCTTGCACATCAATCTGATTTGAAGAAAAAATTTAACGTGAAAGAAGAAGTAAAAGATGAATATTCACGTAAAGTAATTAAATACTTGAAAAAGAAATACAACAAAGAAGAAGTCGAAATTGTTGATGAAGGTATGGTTGGTAGAGTGATTTCTAAAGTCATCAATAAACTTCATTCTTCAAATGCAAAAAAGCCTTTGCCGCAAGCAAGTGATCGTCGTGAATATCAAAAACCTAAAATGGAAGAAGTTGAACTTCAAGAGGGTCGTCCATCTCAGCGTCATCCACTAGAGGGTCATGAGTATCACAAGAAATCTAATGAAGAATTGATTGGTATTGCTAAAGATGCACATGCGGCTGCTGAAGCAATGAAGGGTCATAGTACCCGAGCAGAAAACAAATATCGTGATCAAGCAAACGATTCTGCAACAGTTCGTTACTTCCGTCAAAAGAGTGGTATGCCTGACTGGTACAAGAAGAAATACGGTCACATGAAAGAAGATATTGAAAACCTCGAAGAGAAGAATGTTCCAACTTCTCCAGAAAAGTGGGCGCAAGCCAAAGCACAAGCAAAGGCTAAGTTTGATGTTTACCCTTCTGCCTATGCGAACGGTTGGGCATCAAAGAAGTATAAAGAGATGGGTGGTGGTTGGAAGTCAGTCAGCGAAGAATCTATTTTAGAGTCCCGTAAGGCTGAAATTATCAAAAAGATAGTTAAAGGAAAGAAAAATAATAATGATGATAAGTTCGAACCTAACCCTGTCATGTCGAAAGATGAAGATAAGGGCAGAGATAACATAAATAACAAATAAAACAATTTTTAGGAGAAATAAAAATGCCTTTATGGTCAAACACAGACGCTAATACTAGCGCACCAAAAAATGCAGTTGCATCAGGACTAGGAGTTTCGGTCAATGGTGATGCATTATATGCGAATACTACGACTGACGTTTTTGTTCCAAACATGAAATTAGGTGTATTTGGAGTGGCAGCAAATGAAAAACAAGGTACAGGTAATGTTGCAGAATTGGTTATTGTTTCAGCAGGTTCTGGTTTCACTGCTCGTCCTACTGTTACTGTTACAGGCGCAAATACTGTAGAAGCTGTTGCAATTGCCAACGCTAAAGCAGTTTTAGCAACTATTACTGCAGCAGGTACAGGATACGCACAAGGTGATGTATTTACTGCTACTGGTGGTACTGGAACAGCATCAACACTTACAGTTTCTACTGTTAATGCAAATGGTAATGTTACTGCTGTTTCTATCACTGCTGTTGGTGATTACACTGCTTTACCAACATTAACAAACAACCCATTTACTTCTAACACATCTGTTGGTGGAAGAGGATTTACAGCTAACTTGTCTATGGGTGTAGGTAGTACCTTAGTTACCACGACTGGTGAAGAATATGGTACAGATGTTGCTGTAACTGTCGGCGGTGCTGGTGGTACTGGTGCTTCAGTTGCTGCAGTTAGAACTGGTCAAGAAGGCACAACAAAAGGTGTATTAGCTGGTTGGAATCTTCGTAAAGAAGGAACTGGCGGTCGTGCAGGCCGTGTACAATACGAATGCTTAGTTGCTATGGGTTCAATCTCTGGTGACGGTGCTGATGATACTGTATTGGCTCCATAATGAGATACGAAGATGATGGT